TGAGAGTTATAACTCAAGGTTGTGTTGTGAATGTTGCAGCACATTGTTCTAATCCTGCTGGTAATGCATCTCAGAGTGCTTGTTCAGCATTAACTCCGCCGGGAACTTGGATTCCAGCAACTTATCATTTCGATCCTACATCAGTTAATGTAGAAGTTGCTTGTGCGTATAATCGTGTTCAGCAATTCTTGACTGCAACTGGTGCAACTGTATCAGTTGGTTCTGCTACAAATATGCAAGCAAACATGGCGATTCTATATACTCTTCTCTTGAATCTATTAAGTGATTCATATGGAACAAAATATATTGATCCCAATGAACCTTCAGGAGCAGATGATTATACTGAGGCAGGTAGAAGTGATGTAAGTTTTAGAAAAGAAACACAAGATATGAAAAAAGCAATCGATGATCTGATTGTTGCTCATGGTACTTACAAAAGTACAATATCGGGACATACTTGGACAGGATATTTTTATAGAAATACTGGAACTAATGGGAAAACATATCTTCAATGTATCACAGGGTCAACAGCAGGATCAGATGGAGTTAAATCTGTCAATGCAGAAATAACTACTTATAGAAATACAGTAAAATACAGAATTAGAGAAATCAGTAATCGAATTGGATATTTGAACGGAAAGGATACTTCATCTGGTGGACAAGCGGTAAGTTCAGAAGGTGGTGATGTTACAGTCGGTGCGGCAGGAAGTGGATTTACAGGATATTCCTTTAACGGAGGAAATGGATATGCAAATACCATTTACTCACACGCAAACTTTCTTGCAGGAAAGAAGATCAAATTGTTAGAAAAGATTCTTACTGCAATTGCAGATGTAGATACAATTTATGATCAAATAACATCAAAAAGATCGGAATATTATGAGTACAACCAGTGATAAAAAAGAAAAAGTAGAGTGGGAAAAACAAGGACAAGAAGAAAAGAAACCACCTGAAATAACAGAATTAATAGAATTGATGATTAAATTTAATAATCAAAGTAAAGAAATTTTACAGGATACTAAAACATGGTTGAAACAACAAAAGGAACAACGATAATATGGCTGATTTAGAATGGCAATCGCTCACGATAGGTCAAAATAAGAAAATTCAAGAAATTGTTTCTATAGCAGCAAAGGCTTCTGAACTTTTGAATGCTAATGTTGCATTTGCAAAAGCAGGTTTAACTGCTGCAAAAGTATTTTTGGGAGGACTTCTGAATCCTAAAATTCTTCTTTTGGAGGCAGTTGCAGATGAAATTGATAAATTTGTTGCAGATTTTAAAAGTGCAGGATTTCATATTTTAGAAGTTGCAGATCCAGAAAATTATGTTGTTCCTACTGATGCAGAAGGAAATCCTATCAAGATAGTAATGTCATCTGTTGGGGTTGCAGCTAAACAAACTGCGGCCATAGCTGCAGGACAATCATTAGAGTTTGCAGCATGGGCAAAAGAATTTCTTGGTGAAGGTGATATTCTTCTTACTGGAGCACAAAAAGCAGAATACAAAGTAGCAGTAGGAAAATCAAAACCTGAAGCAGATAGAACAACCAATGCCAATGATAATAAATTAGCAGAAAAGGATGATGTAACTGGATTGTATAAGATGACTCCTAGTCAAGTCATTGCTACTATGACTGCAGCTATGGATGATGAACTTGATCTTCGTAGACCTCAATTTTCATCTAGTGCAGAAGCAGGAGCAATTGTGTTTATTGTTGGTATGTCTGATCTTACTAAGAATCTGAAGAGTTTAGAAGAAATACTCAATGCTTTTAAAGCATTCTTTGGTGGTGCTGATGGAGTAATGACAAAAGGAGTGGAAAATTTAGGTGCCCTTGTTGAAGCAGCTGTGGGACAAGCCGAAGATCCAACTAAAAATGGTGTGGATTTGGTAGTAAAGAATGTTGCAGGAGTAAGAGGAAGTTTGGATGATAGAGATCGATTACTTAAAATGCAAATACCCTATAATTTCTCAAAACAATTTGAAGAGGGAGATTTTGTTGNTGGGCCNCGTGCAAAAGTCGGTATGCATGCNNTAGGATATGTATCTAAAGTTATAAGTACAGAACCAGATGCAGAAGATGAAACATATTCNACACAGACACTTACNATCACAGGAGTAGATGCTTATGATGCAATTGCATTTCGTACTCTTTCTTCTGGTGCAAAACTACAGAAGGCTGCATATGCACAAAAGACACAAAAATTTGTTGACCAAAATTCTGGAGCAGTTCAAGAAAAGGGCCCGTTCAATGATTATAAATTTATTGGAGATTTAAGTTCAACTGCAGCTGGGCCGAATCAACCATCTGATGCAGAAACAGCAAGTACAAAAGTTGTAAGAAATGCTGGTGATACGTTATTAACTGTAACGAGTAAAGAAGATGTTTTAGAATATCATTCTGGCGCGGCTGCAGTTGGGCCCCCAGGCGGGTCTGGTGGCGAGGAGAGTCTTTCATTTGCTACAAAAAATACAGTATGTGGAGATATTTTTGAAACGAAATTAGCACCAGCACCTCCACCAAATTTCAAAGCCGCAAAACTGGAAGACCTTATCGGAGATTTTAAAACTTTCTTTTCTTCGATTGATGCATTGACTGCAACTCTTCGTAAAATTGCAGCAGATACTTCGGCCGCGCTTGATGCAATGATTGCTTATTTGGATGCTAAAATTGCAGAGTTAGATGAAATTAATGAAGCACTTCAAAAGATTCTTGCATTATTCACAATAGGACTTCCGTCTGCTGGGGTCTATACATTGAGTATTCCTGTGGCTTCAGGAGGAAATGAATACATTAAAACTGCACTTACAAGTTCAGCAAATCAACCACCAGATGATTTAGAATTTTCAATGGGGTTTTTATTGGTCGGCGGTGGCCCAACTACTAAAATACTACAAACATTATTAACCGCTGGGGGATAAATATTAGTATTATGGCAATAAGTACACGAACATATCACGATTTCACGTTTACCTTCTCTGCAAATCCAATGAGTGGGGATGTATCAAAATCTAGGGGTGCAACAGCAGTTAAACGTGCAATGGTGGCGATTATGAAAACGAATTATAATGAACGAATGTTTCAACCAGAATTTGGGTCGGGAATTCGTGGATTATTATTTGAACCCATGAATCCAATTACAGAAGAACGGCTTAAACAAGAAGTTATCGATTGTCTCGCAAGGCATGAACCAAGAGCAACTGTTCTTGGTGTTACAGTAGAAGGACAAGAGGATAAAAATCGATATAAAGTGAGTATTCTTTTTAGTGTATCATCAGAAGCAGAACCACAAAAGTTAGAAACTTTCTTTGAGAAGGTATAATAATGGCAGAAATTACCAAACTCCAGATTGCAGAATTAGATTTTGATACTATCAAAGGAAATCTAAAAGATTATTTTGGATCACAAACAGAATTTACAGACCACAATTTCGATGGTTCTGCTATTTCTGTTCTTTTAGATATCCTTGCTTATAATACTCATTATAATGCATATTATCTCAATATGCTTGCAAGTGAATCCTTTTTGGATTCTGCACAATTGAGAGATTCGGTTGTTACAAAAGCTTCGATGTTGGGATATACTCCAAGATCTGCAAGAGGATCAAAAGCAAATGTAAATTTGACTATTACTCCTGGCGATGCACCAGCATCAATTACAATAGATAGATTTACACAATTCACATCAACTGTAAATGGAACAGCATATACTTTTTGTACAGCTAATTCAGTAGTAATTACACCATCGAGTGGAGTGTATTCTGCGGATACTGTTGAATTGTCACAGGGCATACCTTTAACATTTAAATACACAGCAGACACAGCAAATACAGAACAGAAATTTCTTCTTCCAAATGCGAATACAGATACAGATACTTTGACAGTTACAATACAAGAATCTGTAACTGATACAAATACTGCTGTTTATGCACTGGCCACAGATATAACAACGGTCAATGCTACATCTAATGTATATTTTATGAGTGAACATACTGATGGTCAATTTCGGGTACAATTTGGAGATGGTGTTCTTGGAAGAAAACCCATTTCTGGAAATATAATAATTTTAAAAAGTTTAGTCACAGAAGGTACAAATACAAATGGAGCAAATGTATTTTCTGCAGCCAGTACAGTTGGTGGTTATTCTACAGTTGCAGTTGTGACTGCAAATTCAGCGGTTGGGGGATTAGATAAAGAATCAGTCGAAAGTATTAAATTTAATGCACCAAAGAATTATGAAACACAGAATCGTGCAGTTACTACAGGTGATTATAAGAAAATTGTCGAAGATAGTGTTTCTGGTTTGGATACTGTAGCAGTTTGGGGAGGACAAGATGATGCAGTTCCCAAATATGGAACTGTTTATGTTTCTGCAAAACCATCTGGTGCGGATGCGCTATCAACAAGTCAAAAAGCTTTAATTACATCATCCCTGGCAGATTATAATATTGTTGCAATTTCTCCAGAAGTTGTTGATCCAGATCTCATTAATTTGATATTTAGTTTAACGGTCAAATATGATTCACGAAAAACAACTAAGGCTTCTGGTGTAATTGCTGCAAACGTAATTGATACAATTCAGGATTATAAAACAAATAATTTAAATAAATTTGGTTCAATTTTTCGATATTCGGTTCTTTCTAAACTAATTGACAATACGGACACTTCTCTTCTTGGTAATTTGTTGACTCTTACTGCAAAAAAGGGAATCACTCCCTCAACAACTGCAAATAATAGTTATACAATTAGTTTCAATAATGCAATCTATAATCCATCTGCTACTTATGAAGGAGCGGTGACTTCTTCTGCATTTGCATATACGGATTCGGCAGGTACGACTTATTCAACAAGTTATCTTGATGATCTTAATGGCGTAATGAGAATATATTATCTATCTGGAAGTGATAAACTCATTATTGCAAATAGTGTTGGAACAGTAACATATAGTAATGGTCATATAACATTGACTTCTTTTATGCCAGATTCATTTTCTGGTTCAACTTTAGATTTTACAATTACCCCGGCCACAAATGATTTAATTCCTATTAGAAATCAATTGTTCACCGTTTCAAATACAAACATTACAGTCACAATGCAAGATGATGCTGATACTGGAACAACAACCACTTCTGCAAGTGCAACTGGAACATCTGATTCTGTAACAACTGGAACTGCAACTGGTTCCTCAACAACTTATTAAAATATGTCTGCAAAAGTAACCGCTAAAGCTGTATCACAAGTATCAAATCAGATACCGCAATTTATAAGTGATGAAAATCCTCTTTATGAAAAGTTTCTCAAAAACTATTATGAGTTTTTGGAGACTCTTTGCGTTTATTTTTCAGTAATTAGTGGATATACATATGAATTTACTTTAGGTGAAACTGTTACAGGACAAACATCGGGTGCCACAGGGAAAGTTAAAGGTACTGGAGCATTTACAGGATATAATAAATTATTTCTCGAACCCCTAAATAATTTAAACTTTCAGGTTGATGAAGTTGTTGTTGGAAGTACATCAAGTTCTCGTGGCACAATTACAAAACTTAATCGAAAACCTCTTAATGGAAGTAAAACTTTTCGTGATCTTATTGATCCCGATTTGACATCAGAAGGTATACTTGATTGGTTCAAAAAAGAATTCTATCCAAATATTAGAAATTCGGCATCAGTAGATCTTCGTTATTTTCTAAAACATCTCAAAAAGTTTTATCGTTCAAAAGGAAGTGAAAAATCATATCGTACTTTGTTTCGAGCTCTTTATGGTCAGGACACTCTTGATTTCTATTATCCGAAAGTTGATATGCTTAAAGTTTCGGATGGTAATTGGTTACAAGATACAGTTTTACAATTGGCGTATGATGTTTCATATCTTGATTTTAATGGATTAACGATTGTTGGACAAACTTCTTTAGCAACGGCATTTGTTTCTAATGTAACTACTCGTAAAATTGGGTCTGTTCCAATAATTGAATTGGTTGTAACCACTTTTGTAGGAACATTTCTGAATAGTGAAACTATTACTGCCACAAAAGCCGATGAGACAACTCTTTCTGCAGCTCTTACAGGTATGTTGACAAATATAACAATTGTAGATGGTGGAGAAGGATATATTATTGATGAAACTGTAGCGATTGCTGATCCTACAGGCGTTGGATATGGCGCGGCCGCAAAAGTTAAAAGTACATCGGCAGATCAAGTTGCAGTTATTACTATTACTGGTGCAGGAAATGGGTATCAAGTAAATGATCCACTCACTTTTGATAATACAGGAACGAATGCTGTTGTGGGTGCAGCCGCAAAGGTTGCAACTCTTTCTGATACATTTACAGTTGATGTTGTTTCTACTGAAATTACCGCTGGGGTTGAGACAAAAACTTTTGATCTTACTGGTGCATTTGGAGTTGCAGTTTCAGCAGGATATTTGCTTGGAAATAATGCGATATACGCAAACTCTACAAAAAAAGGAGTAGTTGTTTCTTATACTGTTGGAACTCCTAGTGTTTTGTCAATTTATGATATGTATGAAGAAAATGCCGCCACAACTGGTGGGGGAAGTCTTGTGGAATGGGTAACTACGGATGTCATTTATCTTTTCGATAAGAATGGTTCGCCAGTTCTTGGTGCATTTTCAGTCACTATCAACGATGCATCAATTACAAATCCTACAAGTCATATTGCACTAAATGCAGCTACCTATGGTTCTGGTTTTTCAAGCCCGGCAGGAACCTTTACATCTTCTGGAACAACTGTAGGAATCACGTATACAGGTGGACATAATCTTTCAGTTTCAGATCCAGTAAAACTTGCATTTTCTACTGGTTCAATGGATGGTACTTATAATGTTGCTTCGGTTACTTCTTCTACTGTTTTTACTGTAACAATTGCAAATCCGGCTGCATCTGGTACGGTTACTATGACACCATATATTAATTCTGTTATGAAAAATGGATTTACATTTGAAACTCAAACTTTTGGTAAGGTTGCAACAGTATCTTATAGTTCTCATGGTAGTGGTTATATTGTAAAACCAACAGCAACATTAACATCATTAGGATATTATTCTACTGTAGAAACACGAAGTGATGGTGCAGGAGGATTTTATGGAAGTAATGCAGTTACTACTATTGGAGATTTGGGTGGAACTATAACTGCGATGACAATTACCGAGCCAGGATTTGGATATGCTGTCGATCCAACCATAACTGCAACTACACACTCTGTTCAAGCACAACTTACTTCTGTTCTAGGAATTACTAGAACAAAGGATGGAAAATATTCGGGAGAATCGGGGTTTCCAAGTTCTACTAAAAAAGTTCAAGATAACAGTTATTATCAAGATTATTCATATGTTCTCAAGACAACCAATTCGGTTGATGTTTGGAGAAGCGATGTATTGAAATTGTTACATCCGGCTGGATACAAATTATTCGGAGAAGTATTGATTGAAAATCTTTTGAATACTCAGATGTTCGATAGAGGACTTAACAACATCAATACGATTGATGCTACTGGAATGTCAACTTATCGTGAAATGACATTCTTCTTTGAAACATTACTTCAAGGATTGCGAGTTGAAGCAGGAGAAACATTCTTAGAACCAGATATTCAAATCGATGCATTGATATTTGATCTTCTTGCGAGTTATGCTATTATGACAGTTGTGGGGGCCTCATCTCAAGTATATGGTGTTTCTCCTTTTACTGCGACAGATGGCGTCCCGGCCGATATGTTCTCAACATTTTTTGTCGAAAATTCTTCTTCGGTTTCGGTTGGTAATACTACTACAATTACTACTGCAACACCACATCATTTTCGTGAAGATGATCTAGTATCTCTTGATGATTTTGTGGGTACTAATGTTTCAATCATAAATGGCAATTTATACAAAGCAACAGCAATAGGAGATAATCCTGCAACTAATAACACTTTTGTCTTAAAAGAAGTTGATGAAACTATTAATCTTGTTTTAGATAGTACAGATGGTTCTGCTGATGCAGGAGATAATATTACGATGGAAGATGAAACGACAACGTTTTCATATGAGGACAGGAGAGTAGATACAACAGGAATGTCAATTACAACTCAAGGNAANGTNTTTAGATCTGGATCAANAATGAGTTCTGGTNTNNTGATTGATATGTATTCAACTGAATATATTGACNTGTTAAAAGACAATCAAATACATGAATATGAACATAATAGTCCANCTAATATGAGNNCATTTAGTGNTGGAAATGTTATAGATATTTCAGGAAGACATNTTGATNTTGAAAGTCATGTAATTCAAGAAGATGCGGCNGGAAACGATTCATTTCTTTTGGAAGATGGAGTAAAACCNTCAGATGGAGGTTATAGTGGAACAACATCTGTACTTGGGTATATACTGGCAGATGAAGGACAAATAGACTTAGATGGTGCAAATAATGCACATGAACTTGTTGCAACTCCGGCTGTTCAGAAACAAGTATTAAATATAACAAACAATATTTTATCATTTAATAGACCATTTAGTCATAAGGGAGTCCCTTATACATCCTATCCACACACTTTAGGATTTGGATATTATAAACATAGGGTTGACCAAAGATTATCTGCATAAATAATAAAAGAACAATAAGGAGATTAAACCGTGCCTGCTTTAGTAACAACAGAATTTAGAATTCACAACGCAAAACAGTTCAGAGAAATGTTCTCTGAGGCTGCATTATATGGTGGATCTACCGCAACGGCCGATCTTTCCACGAATCTTTACCTTTTTATCGGAAAGTCTTCGGCATGGTCGGGCTCTTATACACCGCCTGGAGGTTCATTAACTACTTTTACGGATACGACTGAACCAGATCCGAATAATACGAATGCACCATCTTCCGATACTACTGCAAATACTTCATATTCACATTGGAAAGATATGATTGCTGCCAAAAAGGTTGCATCTTCAGATGTGAGTCATGTTATTGCAAGAAATAATTGGACTTCGGGTCGATATTATTCAATGTATGATGATACTGTTAAGTTTAGTCTCATGAATACAAATCAAACAAGTCAAGATGTATATACAGGATCAGCAAATGCAACAGCTACGTTGTATCCGATGTATGTAATGAATAGTACTTTCAAAGTTTATAAATGTCTTTTCAATAATAAAACTGAGGGGGGAAGACCACAACCATCAACAGTTGAACCAACTGCAACTACTACTACAGCAGGAGCCCCTGCCGCACTTGCAGATGGATATGTGTGGAAATATATGTACACTATTTCTGCTGCGGAATCGTTGAAGTTTGTAACATCAAGTTATATTCCTGTTAAACAGATTCGTGATGCAAATGCATTTGGACAAGGAAGTACTTCTGGAGGAATGGCAGTAGGTGGTGCAAAAGATGACAGTTCTGATCAAGTAGTAATTGAAAGAAGTGCAGTAGATGGTGCATTGGATGTTTTTGTGATCTCAGCTGATGGTGCTGATTATCACTTTGAAAACAGTAAAACAATATCTTCTGGAACAGGAACATCTCTTGTTTTTAATGCTGCAGGATTGACAGGAGCAAATGCGTATGCAAATTCTTCTGTTTATTTTACATATGGTGGAACTTCTTATGTTAGAAAGGTTGCTTCGAGTACTTATAATTCAGGCACAACTCAAGCCACTCTTACGTTAAGTACATCTTTGGGGGTAACTCTTACTGGTACAATGCCCACTTGTAATATAGGCCCGTGGCCACGAATTGATGGAGATGGACACGGACAGGAACTTGTTTTAACTGCAAATACTTCTGGAACTGCCGCAACTGGTTCAGTTGGAGGTGTAACAGTAGTGAATTCTGGAAATAGTTTTACAACAGCTACGATGACAGTTTCAGTACAACCTGGCGCATCTTCTGGTGCTGCGGCAGCAATTACACCAATCATTCCACCAAAAGGCGGGCATGGATATGATGCTGTAACTGAATTGGGTGGATATTATATGATGATTAATACAAAATTAGCACAGTCTGAATCTGGTGCATTTACAACGGATAATGATTTCCGAAAAATTGGATTGTTAAAAGATCCAAATGCAGATGGTGGGTTTGTACGATATACTTCTGATACTGCATCACAATCAAAAACAGTTGCTTATTCTGCAAATAATGAAGTAATTACTGGTGATATTACATTTTCACAAGTAGCGTCAGGTGCTGCAACTGGATATGTATTGGATGTGAATGCAGCTGCAAGTACTATGAGAGTTATTGATACAACTAATGGTTCAAGTGATACTGTTGGATATGACTCTAAGCCCGGTTCACTTCAAGCAGGGCAAGTTGCAACAAGTGGTACATTATCTTTCACGGTTGGTGCAATTGCAAATGGTGCAATGTCAATTGGTTCGGGAGAAATAATTTATATCGAAAATCGTGCTCCAGTTGCTCGTGCTTCAGATCAAACAGAAGATATTAAACTTATCATCGAATTTTAAAATAAATGGCGAATGTAACAACCAATTTTAATGTAGATCCTTATTATGATGATTATAGTGAGGACAATGGATACCTAAGAGTTCTTTTCCGGCCGGGTTATGCGGTTCAAGGTCGAGAACTTACGCAGCTCCAAACAATTCTTCAAAAACAATCTTCAAGAGTCGGTGAACATATTTTTAAGGATGGTTCTTCTGTTATTGGGGGTGAAGTCACTCTTGATACTCAGATTACTTACTTAAAATTAATTTCAACTGATACTGCATCTACTTTTGATGGAACTATAATCAAGGATTCTACCAATGCAACTAGAGCCCAAGTGGTTACTGTTGATGCTGCGGTTGGTACAGATCCCCCCACACTATACATAAAATTTTTATCAGGCACAACATTTGCAGCCGGTTCTACGATTACAATTGATGGGACTTCAACAACTGGAACAGTTGCAACTACTAATCACACAGGAAATGCATCAATTGTAAGTGTTAATCGTGGTGTATTTTTTGTTAGTGGATTTTTTGTTCTTTGTCTTCCTCAAACTCTTGTTTTAGAAAAATATACAAATACACCAACTTATCGTGTTGGTCTTATTACAACCGAAGCAATTATTGCAAGTGATACGGATACAACTCTTCTTGATCCTTCAACTGGAACAACAAATGCAAATGCTCCTGGCGCAACTCGATTCAAGATTACTCTAACTCTTGCAAAGAAAACAACTACTTCAACTGATCCAGTAGTTGCAAATGCAGATTCAAATTTCATAGAATTGTTAAGAGTTGTTGCTGGTTCTCCAACAAAACATACAAAATATCCAGTTTATGGAGAGATAGAACGAACTCTTGCAAGACGGACATATGATGAATCGGGGGATTATACTGTTCGACCATTTCCAATTCGGATGTTAGATCATCAAGGAGCATCGGGAACAACTTCTGCTTCTTCGGATACAGTCCTTACTGGAATTCTTTCAAATTTTTCAAATGATTTTGCAGTAGGTGATCATATTTACTTGTCAACAAATTCGAGTATATTTGCAAATGTGAAATCGATTGCCAATTCTACAACCATGACAGTTTCAAAGTTGTCAGGAACAACAGAAGTAATAGGTGGTGTTGGAGATGGAACTGCACAAATCATTTATAATACAAATCGAATTTCTGCGGCTCTTGATCCAGGCAAGGCATATGTCAAGGGGTATGAATATGAAAGTATCGCAACAGAATATGTTGATGTTTTAAAAGGTAGGGGAACTCAAACACAAACTGCATTTCCTATCAATCCAAATTTTGGAAATTATTTCAAAGTCAAGGGGTTTCGTGGAGGAACCAATCACTTTTTTGATCCAGAAATATTTCAAACATTTGATATTCATAATGTTGCGAATACTGGAATTAATTCAACGAATGCAAATACTTATAATTCTTCCAAAATTGGAACAACAAGAATTCGACAGATAGATCATTCTTCTGGAACTTTTTCTTCTACAACAACAGCTGATGCTGCAATTTTTGATCTTTATGTTTTCGATACTACATTTAATGCATTAACAATGAACGTTGGTTCTACATATACTTCTGGTTCAACTTCTATGGTTCTAGAAGCTGCAAAACGTTCTGCGGTTAATGATGCATATAATGGTGCAAAAGTTACATTAGGTTCAGAAACAAGAACAATTACAGATTATGTTGGTGGTACTGGAACTGTAACAATGAATCTTGGATTTTCATCTGGTGCTAATATTTCAAATACAGCAACCATAAACTTTTCGGTAAGAGAATCCGAATCTTTTGTTCTTGCAAATACATCTACAAGTCCCATAAATTACAATCTTGACGGGCCGATGTTTGCAATAGATGATTCTAGTAGAGTAAATGTTAATGATGCAACAAGTAATGTACAGATATTTGATTCAAGTTTTAGTACATTAGTATTTCCAATAGGATTTGATAACGTTAAGAGTTTAAACAATCAAGGAGTTTCGTATAGGAGAAAAGATACACTTGTTGGAAACTTTGCATTTGATTCTGGTACTTCTTCGACCAAAGCAACACTTTCTGCCACAGAAGTAAATGGACACATAACAGGAGGAGCTAGTGGAACTGGATTAGTTGATGCAATGAGTTCAAATTATGTTGCTGTTATCGATTCGATTACAAACCAGGCTGGTGTTACAGTAGTATTAACAAATTCTACTACTGCAAATGCAGATGCAACTATAACTGTATCCAGTACTGCAAACCTTAGAGTAGGAATGACTGTAGTTGGAAGTGCTAATATTCCAACATCACCTGTTCCAACTATTGCATCAATAACAAGTGCAACGGTCTTTGAACTTTCTGCAAATGCAACAGGAGTTGCCAGTAATGTAACATTAACTTTTGGTACTGTTCTTGTAAAAGGAGAAATAATTGATCTTACTGCTACTGCTCCATCTTTAGATGCATTAACATTAGTACCAGTAAGAGCAGGAGCCACTTTTACTACTACAGGAATAACTTTTACTGCAAAAGTTTATGCAACCCAAGCAGTTGCTGCAAAACAAGAAAAAGTTAAAGCAAAAATTACTGCAAATACTTCCCTTGTAGGTACAACTGTTGATGGAACTAATACAAATGCTAGACTTGCAAATGGACAAATAATTGTTGCACCATTTTCAGGAACACAATCCCTTCAAGTTGCAGATACAACTGCTGTTACGAGTGTCATTGAAGCATCGGCGGCTGGAGCTACTGCAGCCCTTCAATTTCCGGCTGCACTATTAACAAATTCAGCAGGAATTACTTCTGCAACTCATAATATTACATCACGGTATTCTTTTAATAATGGACAAAAAGATAATTATTTGGATCATGGTTCTATTACGTTGAAACCTGGCCAATCTATGCCTGCAAATAATGTTCTAGTAATGTTTGATTATTTTGAACACACACCAACAAAAGGGTATGCTTCGGTTGAATCGTATTCGGTAAATTATGCAGATATTCCTTCTTTTACAAGTCCAATTTCTGGAACTACTAAACAACTTCGTGATTGTTTAGATTTTAGACCGATTAAGTCTATTGGTTCTTCTGGAACTATTCAGACAAATGAAGACATACCAGATGCAGATATAAGTATTACAGCAAATACAATTAGTTATTTACCACGAAAAGATAAACTGACATTAACTAAAGATAGGGTTTATCAAGTTGTTCAGGGGGTATCTTCTGAAAATCCTCTTCTTCCAGCAGATGATGAAGATGCAATGACTCTTTATAATCTGGATATTCCTGCATACACATTCAATGCAAGTGATGCAGATACACAGTATATTGATAATCGCCGATTTACAATGAGAGATATCGGTAAGATTGAAAAGAGAGTTGATACACTTGAATATTATACTGCATTGAGTCTATTGGAAAAAGAAGCATCAGATCTTTCAATTAAGGATTATGCAACTAACTTGGAGAGATTCAAGAATGGTATTCTGGTTGATTCGTTTAATGGACATAATATTGGTGATGTTTCTCATGATGATTTTGCGGTTTCGGTAGATCAAGAGCTTAAAGAACTTCGCCCACCATTCAGTTCAGATTCGATTACATTTACTTACGATGATTCGGGGGTAAGTGCAAATACAACCAAGACAGGGGATTTGGTAACACTTCGTTATACTTCTTCAAATTTGGTAGTACAGCCTCTTTGTAGTAATACTGAAACAATTAATCCGTTTGGAACAAATCAATTTAATGGACAAATGTCCTTGATGCCATCAAATGATGTATGGTTTTCGGAAACTGGCCGACCATTGGTTTTAATTAATTTGGAAAATCTAAATGATCATTGGGTTCAAGGTAATGACAATGGATTTGGAAAACAATGGGATGATTGGAGTTCTACTTGGAGTGGTTCACAAGTCAATGATGATAACTTAATCAAAGCAAGAAAAACTACAACAACATCAAATACAGTTAGTCGTTCTACGAATGTTGTTAGTAAAAACAAAACAAGAACTGGTATTATTTCTACGAAACCACCCGAAACTATTAAGAGATCAGTAGGTAATCGTACAGTAAGTATTTCAATTGTTCCATTTATACGGGCACAAAAGATTCAGTTTGTTGCTAAAGGATTGAAACCAAGTTCAACTTTTTATCCTTATTTTGATAACACGAAAGTTTCTGTATACACTAAACCATCGTATCTATTAACATATTCTGCAAATACTGCATCTGCAAATTCTGGTGTGTTTAATACACGAACAGGAGAACAAGTAACATTAACTCAAGTTCAAGTAAGTAGTGGTACTGATACTGTTGCGGCTACTGGAACTGCATTATATCAAAATTCAACAAGTGTTTTGATTTCAAATATAATACAAACAGTTACTTTTGGTGGGGCAACAAATGTACCTGCCGTTGGTGAAACAATTACATTTTATTCTGATGTAGGAAAAACTACACAAACTGCACAAGGAACTTTACAGGCATATACTACGGCAAACAACACATTGACTATTAATAGTATTTCTGGTACTATTGCTGCTACGAATTATGCAAATGGTTCATCTACAAACATTTCTAATGAACAAGTTATTCATACAGGTGGATTTGCAACAGGTGAAGTATATGAAGGAGTTGGTTCTGCAAAAGCAAATGGAAATATTTCAGCAGTTGCATCATCAACACCAACTCTTGCGGCCGCATTGACTGCTGATGCAAATGGTATTCTTACAGGAGAATTTGAACTTCCTGCAACAACATTTAAGAGTGGAGAAAAACTTTTCCGTTTGACAGATAGTTCAACGGATAGTGTTGCAAGTACAGAATCGGTTGCAGAAAAAATCTTTAGAGTACAGGGACTTCTTGAATCACGAACTGGTAGGATTTCTTCTACTCGGCCGATGGAATCCAAAAGAGAAAATATTAAAGAGAAATCTGTCACACAAGATACTATTAATCGTATTACAACATCAACAAACTGGATTAATCCACTTACACAATCTTTCATTGTTGACCAAAATGAAAATCCGAATGGAATTTATGCAAGTAGTGTAGATGTATTTTTCTCAGCGATTGATGATACACTTCCTGTTACTCTTGCACTTAGACCGATAGTAAATGGATTTCCAAGTTCATCTCAGATACTTCCGTTTTCTGAAATAACCTTGAATGCATCAGAAACTACTGCAAATTCAACTGCACCAAGTGTGGCAACATCAACTACTTATACACGATTTACGTTTGAATCACCTGTCTATTTGTATCCAGATGAATATGCGGTTGTTTTAACATCTCCATCTAAAAGTTATGAGATTCATGTTGCAAATCTTGGTGAGACTGTTAAGAATACTACAGACACTAAAGTTTCACAACAACCATTTGTTGCATCTTTTTATCAACCACAAAACTCTTCTGTTTGGCAACCAAATGCAGAAAAACAGATGATGTTCAGAGTTAATCGTTGTGAGTTTGATACAGGAACACATGCACTTTATTTTGCATCAGAGTCAGAACCACTTTCTGGTAATACTTCTGGGCCTGCGTATGATGTATTTAAGTTGTCAACAAGTGAATTGACATTTTCAAATACTTCAATTACATTTTCATACAAAGGAATTTTAACTGCAAATAATGCGGCAGTTATAAGTGATACCAACAGAAATAGTAATTTAGATAGTGATTGGATTGATTTTAGTCCAAATCGAAATTATACATTATCTGCACAGAAGAAATTTATTGCATCAAGAAGTACAACTGGCCCAGTTGCATATTCGGCCAATAACTTTTATTTGAGATCATATTTTACATCTAATGATTCTAAGGTTTCTCCTGCAATTGATATGTCACGAATCAATCTTATTACAGTCGAAAATCAAATAAATCGTGGTTCTCTTGCAAATTCAGATTTTGTAATTACAAATGCAGGAACTTCTGAATATAGTTCTGCACCAACATTAACGGTTTCTGCTCCCACAACTGGTGTAAGAGCAGTAGCAACTGTCAATGTTGCAAGTAACAAGTTAAATGTTGTTACAGTAACAACGGCCGGAACAGGATACTATGAAACACCAACTGTTACAATTAGTGGAGGTGGGGCAGGAGTTATAACAGTTCAAAATGAACTTGCATCGGCAGGGGGAAATACAAAAGCACGATATATTTCAAGAAGGGTAACATTAGAAGATGGTTTTGATGCACAAGACATAAAGGTTTGGTTGAATGCATACAAACCAAAAGATACAGATATTAAGGTATATTTTAGAGTACATAATGCAGAAGATCCTGGCAGTTTTGAAGAAAGACCATATGTTCTCATGGTTCAAGAAACAGATGCAAATCGTATTTCTGCAAGTGAGACAGATGTTAATGAATATGTGTTCAGATCTTCGGCAAATAATATAAACTATACTTCAAGTGGTGTAACCTATGATAAATTTAAAACTTTTGCAATTAAGATTGTACTTGGTTCTGCTTCAACTTCAATCGTACCGAAAGTCAAAGACATGAAGGCAGTAGCATTGGATTTCTGATATGTTAGCAAAAACAGACAGAGTAGGAATAGTAAGGGATTTAAACAATCAAGCCCTTCTTTCTTCAGATATTTCCGTTCTATTTTCCCATCGAGAGGAATTTCGTAGACGCCAAGAAGTTACTAATGGTTTGAATGATATAAATATTATGAAAGAACAGATACAAGAATGTTTAAAACTTCGTGATGAAATACAAGAAATAAAACAACTATTACATAATCACATTCAAAGAGAGAATACATGCCTGGCGTAGCAAGAGCAAATGTCGCAGTAACCGATACATTTGATGTATGGAGAGTTCGTACCAATGAGATAAACACTTCTCTTAATTTGGGTACTCATGCTATTACTGCAAATACATTAATATGGAGAGATAATGATTCAAGTTTTACTGCAAATGTAGTAACTGCAAATACCATGACAATGACTCATGGAGTAACTAATGCGACAATATCTGTTACTTCTGCATTAGCTGCAGATGCATCAAAGGGGTCGATACAGACTACAGGTGGAATTAAAGCGGATCTGGCATCACGATTTGGTGCTGCGGTAACGATTATAGGTGCAGTTGATACTCAAGGAGATATTATTCTTGGAAATGCAACAACCGATGATATTAATCCAAAAGGAAGTTTTGCTAATAGTGTAATACCAAAAACAGATAAAATTTATACACTTGGAAATACTTCTATTCAGTTTGATGAGACACACTCTCAACGTGTAAAAATAAATGCAAATTCTACGTATAATGCTTCATCTAGTGGTGGAATTGTAGGCACAACTGGTGCTGCCCTTGATATAGCATCTGCACATACAACAGCGTCTGTTGTTACTGTTGACAATGATGCATTGGCTACTGGTTCTTTGATACGATTAACATCAAATTCTAATAGTGGATCAACAAGATCTCTTGCAAAAGTTACTACTTCCAATGTAGCAGCAATCGCTACAACTGCATTTGAAATATCGACAAAAGCTGGTAGGGGTCTTTTCATAGATTCTGATCTTGCTACAGGATTGCCTGCACTTGAAATAGATTCAGAACACACTACTGCATCAGCGGTAGTCATTAATGCAGATCCAACAACTACTGCTGTTGCAATAGATGTTTCTGCGGATGGTCTTACAAGTGGTAAATTGTTTAGTGCTATATCTTCTTCAACTGCGAGAACAGGACATCTTGTTCATATAGAATCTACTGCAACTGCAACTGGAGCAACTGGTGATACTCTACACGTTCAAAACGATACAACTGCTAATACCGTATTAATTGCAAATTTTGCAAACTCAACAACCAATGTTGTGTCGATTGCTGTTGGAGGTACAGTTACAGTTAATGGTGATTTGGATGTAACAGGTGCAACATCTCAATTTAGATCATCATCTTCTATTGTAAATGATAAAACTCTTGTACTTGGTGCTGCTGGAGATGTTGTTGCTAATTGTGCATATACTACCGCAGATCCATCAGTTGTAACTTCTACTGCTCATGGATTGTCTACGAATAATGTTATTTTCATAATTAAGAGATCTGGTAATGGTATTCCTGCAGCATTTTCTGAAACTGTTTTTAAAATTACCAGAATTGATGCAAATTCTTTTTCACTCAAGTCAATTGCTGGAGTAGATCACGATGCAGCTGCTGGTGCTGGATTTATTTCTTACACAGGAGATCAAACAGATGCAATAGTAGATGATGCAGGACTTTATATACCAGGCGCCGAGGATGTTCATAAGTTAAAATGGGATAGTGATGACAAATTCTGGGA